GGAAAGAAAGAAGAAGAAAAATGGTATCTACAGGAAATTTAGATATAGGTAATTTTTTTGTTCTACTATGTTTAATTCCATCTTGATCTCTTTCTAATTTTATTAACTCATAAGCATATTCTTTATCATCAATTTTTTTTAATTGTTTTGTTAATATACTTTGTGGAAAAATTGCTTCTTGTCTATATGCAAATGCTTCTGCAATATCAATTGGTTTTTGAGATATACGTAATTGATATTGTTCTGGTGCAAGATCTTTTTTCCATTGTGCTCTTTCTTCTTCAATAGCTTTTAAAGCTTGCTCAACTAATGAATTACCATATTTATCTATATGTGGAGGCATAGACCATTGTTCTGGAATAAATAAACCACATACACCTATAGTACCTTTATCATCCATTAAATTTGTTTCTACTCCATATATATCATTTCCTTGTGGATTTAGTATCATTTGTTTTAATGGTTCACATTGATCAAGATCACCCACTGATCCTGCAGCAATAAACATACCTGTAGTTATCATACCAGATGTCATTGCAGGTCTAATATATTCAAATGTTTGATCCATTTTAGGAGCAATACCAGCCTCTTCATGAAAGAAATAAGTACAAGGTCCACCAACACCTGTTGTTGGATTTTTTTCAAAAGAAGCTCCTTGAATTTTTGACATTAAACCTTTATTTGTTTTTCTATCATTAACTCTTACTTCTATTTTTTGTTCCCATAATAATACTTTAGCTGGATTAGTTGGTCTATACCAAGCTGTATGTTCATTAAGAAATGTTTTATATTCTTCTAAAAATTTCCAAGAACCTTTATCATTAATATAATCTTTAAGTGATGCACCTATTTTACATATAGAACCTTCTTCAAACCAAAATTGATTTATAACTTTAGCCATATGAAAATAAGAAGAAGCTATCTGACGTTTTTTAAGAATAGCTACATGTCTATGATGTAGTTCTGCTAATATTTCATAAAGTGCCATATGATATTGAGCATCTCTAACTTTAGCAAAACCATAATGTTTTTCTTCTTTATCAAAGATTGGTAAAAAATTTAACCACATATAGTAATCTCTTGTTATATACCATATATGTTTTTTACCGTAATATATAACACCTTCTCTGCATTTTTCTTTTTGATTATTCCAATACTTTACATAATCTTTTGATCTAAAAGGTTTAGAACAATAATATCCTTGAGAATTAAATCTATTGGCTTCTTCATTAAATAACAGGGCAGTTTTATCAAATTGATACTGCCCTGGTTCTTTAAAAATAGTAAGAAGGAAATCAATAAAGTCTTGTTTGGTTTTAAATTCTTTATGACTCCATTCACCCTCTTTGTAAGTGGGTATTTTTTTATACATCTTCTAATTTTACCTTAATGGCATTATCAAATAAAATTATATGAGATTCTCCTTCATGTATGTATTCAAATCCTTTTGTATCCATATGCTCCCATTCAACAAAATCTCCAACAGATAGTTCATCTGTAGCACTTGTTCCTTTTGCTACAATCCAACCTTGTGGTTTTTGTTGTCTTTGAGAATCTGGTAAATAAATTCCTGAAGATGTTTCTTCTACAATAGGAACCATTTTAATCATTAATCTTTTGCCTATTGGCGTTACTTTTTGTTTTGACATAGTTTTAAAATTTTATAATTGATCATAAGCTAAACCTTGCCCACCGCGGACATGGCTTTTTTGTTCATCTTTCATATCATTATATGCTCCTTTAAATGATTGTCTAATTTGATCAAATTTAGCAGCAGTATTAACTAATGCAGTTAAATTACCATCTCTACCATGATCAATAGGTGTAGTTTCCATATACCTAGCTAATCTATCAAGCATACTTTTTATACCTTTATATGCTCTATATGTAGGAGTTTCATATAATTCTTTACAAGTATCTACAGCATGTCTTATTGCACCATCTTCTGTAGATTCTTCTAATCCTATTTCTTCTATAATCATATCTTCTTTTTCATGTTCAGGTAAATTAAAAAAAGGATTCATATCTGGATCTGGACAAGTCATATAAAATACATATTGATATATAGATAAATATGTATCTGGATATTTATCCATTATTTTTTTTAAAGATTTTAATGTATAACAATGTTCACTAGGAACAACTTTATCATTTTGTATATCAAATAATTTTATTAGCATAATGGATTGTCTTTTAACCACATCACTAAACTTTGCACTTCTTGTTTTAGATATGGAAGATTATATATTTTAATATCTTTTATAATAGGTTCATTTTGTTCATTATATTTTGTTATTGGGTAACCATGTTTATCATCACCTTCTTTTTCAAATATAACATGTTGAATTGTTAATTCACCTATTTTAAGTTTAGGATTATGTTTTTTAATAATATAAGCATATAAACTTAATTGTAAATTATAATGTTTAAGATTACAATCATCTAAATTACTAACAGGTTTATACATTTTAGATGTAATACCTTCCCAATTAGTAAATCCTTTTTCTTTTATTTCTTTATTTGTTTTATAATCAAGAATATTTATTTTACCATTTACTATAGTAACAAGATCTGCTTGTCCACATAATCCTGCAGATTTTAAATAAACAAAAAGTTCAGGATATACACCATCTTTTAGTTTTTGTTCAGGTGCAATTTTTATACCATTTTGATCTATTATAGGTTTTACTATTGGAACTTCAACACCATCTCTTTCAATAGTTTTAAATTCCACTAATCTTTTTTCTCTTTCATCATGATACCAATTACCTAATTCTATAGCTCTTTTAGATTCATTATCCCAAATTTCTAATATTTTTTTTGGTGGTATTTTATACCATTTAGATCTTTTATTTTTAGATGATTTTTTTGATTGTGCTTCTGCATCAAATTTAGGTTTAAACATACCTACAAATGATGTAACACTTGTCCATTTAATTTGATCTTTTTTAAGATCTTCATTAAGTGTTTCATATACATGACCGTCTGATTTAAATATTACTGGCATCTTTTATTTGTTTTTTTATTGCTTGTTCAGTTTTTGGATCTGTAACAGCTTTCCATTTACCTATTGGACAACTAGAGGATAATGCTCTAATTTTTAAAGCCATACTACAACCACATTTACCACAACAAGGTTTTGTTGCTTTTACTGCACATTTACTTCCTTCTGTATCTAGATGAGGACAAACTGCACAATCCATCCATCTTGCTCTTGCAATTTCTTCTACATCTTCATTTTTAAAGATTTTATTTTTAACACCTTCCATTATTTGACCTATGTTTCCAAAAGCTCCTATAATTTTATTTATTTTCATTTTTAAAATCTTTTTTCTTTTTTAATTTAGTATTAACAAGTTTTAAAGCTTTTTCTAAAGACTCAATTTTTTCTTTAACAGGTATATGTTTATTATAACCTTTATATGTCATTTTTTCTAAATTTCCTAAAATATCTTTTTGTCTTTTTATTGCTTTTTCAAGTTTACTTTTTCTTAAAATAAAAGTTCCTAAATTAGCTATATTTATATGTGTATCTTTTAGTTCTGATAAATTCTTTCTTAGTTTACCGTAATAAAATGTTACAAAATCATCAACAACATCTTTATGTACACCTATTTCTTTTGCTACTTCTTCAAAAAAACTTTTATGATTTGTTGGTTTCAATTCCTAAAATTTTATAATCTAATAAAATATTACCTTCTGTTTGTATATTCATTATTTTATTTAATGATATTGTTTTTTTATTAGATCCGTTTTTAATTATTAAACCTTTTTTTTCTGCTTTAGTTAATGCATTTCTACAAGATTGAGCACTTTTAAAAATTTTAAATTTTGATATAAGTTTACAAAATTTTGTTAATTCAATAGATTTAACTTTTCCTAATTCTAATAAACAATTTAAATCTGATGTACTAACTTGTATATTATTTAAAAAGCAATGGGTAAGGATCTGATATTTAATTACCTGATCCTTACTCATTTTTACTTGCTTATTTACTTTATTAACTATAGCCATGAATGTAATATATCTTTACTTTCTAGCAAAGTATAAGTAAACCTATTACCCCATTCATCTCTAGATTTTCTACATATTTTCATAAATAGTTTCCAATCATCATTAGCCGCTATTACTTGACATCCTGCTGACCATTTATCTACTTGTGTAGATTTTTTACCAGCATATTTAGTAGCTCTATGAATATTTATTCCAAATAAACCTTCTTGTACTGCAGATTCAGAAAGATTATACATATGATCTCTATTATCATCTCTATATACTTTTACAGGTCTATCTTGTCCTAAAGCTTCATATCTACCTTGATGTTTTCTAATAATATGACTTCCTCTGTATTGCCCAGGTTTAAGAATTGCAACTCCATCTTTTCTCATGATATTTTCAACCCAATGTGTTCCTGGATCTGTTGTACAATCAAAACAATGGAATTTCCATTCACCATTAACTTTATAAGAAAGAGTTATTTTATCATCAAAACGGTTTGTAACTTCATTCTTAGTATCTGAGTTTCTTACACCCACAATATTAAGATTGTAATCACCTTTTTCAAACCACAGATAATCTGTTTTACGCTTGATGGTTTCTTGAATTTTCTCTCTACTTAGCATTTGCTTTAGTTTTAGGAGGTATTATATTTTTAGCAACTTCTTTAGCAGTACTTTTAGCATTTGCTTCTTTTGCTGCTTTATCAAAATCTGCTCTTGCTGCTGCTGCATTTGCAGGCATTGCTGGTGCACTTGGTGCAGCTGGCGGCTCTGCCATACTTTTAGCAATAAACATTTGAGCTTGCAATCTTTCTGCACGCATTTTTTCAATGTCTCTTAGCATAGTTTCATATTCTAATTGAATTTTTAATGAAGGAATATGTTCTTCATAATAAGCTGTAATTTCAGCTCTTCTTTTTACCATCTCTTCTGGAGATAAGTTTTCATTTACAGTTTCTTCTGCCATGATTTTAAATTTTTAAATTAATAACTATGGCAAATATATATAAAAAAAGTTTAAATCAAAAAAGTTTATAAGAAAAAAGTTTAAAAATTATCTAAAGGAGTATAATTACAGATAGCACTTGCAGTATTAGCACCTAAACTAACCCATATTGCTGTACTAGAAGGGATCTCAAAAGGTGTATCTTCAAACACATCAATAGTATAACCTACACCAATTTTTAATGCTTTAATAATATAATAATCAGGATTAGCTCCTGCACCATCAGTATCTAAAAAAACATTAACTGCTATAGATCCAGAATGTGTATTTGATATTATTAAAGAATCAATTCTTGTTTGTTTACTTAAAGCATCTAATGCTGGTGTTACACGCTGAGGTGTTGTTCCTGATAAATTTACTGTTATTGTTGCCATATCTTATTATATTAATGTTTGATTTCCTGAATATGTTACTCTATTTGGAAGATCTTCAATTGTCCATGTTAACACTACTGTTCCTTTTTTTGCTCCTTTTGCAGGTGGTACCACTCTTACTTGTACGTTAAAAGCATGGTTTGCTGGTAGACCAGTAATTGAAATTGGTGGTATAGTTGTATTACCAGCCATAGCTTGAGTTGCACCTGTTCCAATAGTCATACTTGTCTTCGCTGTATTAGCTGTGATAGCATCTGCTTGTGCTGTTGTTATTCCAGTTTTAGCATTATTAGCCGCCATATCAGTTATATGACTATTTAATAAATCTGTTAATTCATCTATCTTAGTTACTAATGTTTGTAAAAACTTATCACGTTCAGTTTGAAAAGTAGCATCTTTATTAATTGCACTATCATATCCTGTATCTGCTATATCTGTAAATTTTGTTATTGCCATAATTATTTAATTTGTATAAACTCCACTAATATTAATATTAAAAAATAAATCTTGATTACCAGTATTACTATCTTTCTTTAACCATATAAATAACATATCATCTTCTGCAAATGTATTACTTGAACTAAAATCTTCTGTATGACTCCATGATTGATTTGCTGCAGGAGGTGTTATTGCTGAAGTATTAAACATATGAGTAAGACTAACAGTAGTTGAACCATTTGACATTGCTCCTTTCATTAGATAAAATTTAAAAGGATCTGTTGCTCCTGTATCTGCAGCAGTTCCTTGTATTTTTATATTTGTTATTTTTCCAGCTCTTGGTGCTATAAAAAAATTACTATATGCATCAGTATATGAAATAGTAGTAGGACTGCTATCAAAATTACTCCAGTTTTCAAACCAATTTCTATAGAATGTATAATAATTAGTTGTACTTGTATTATTTTGTCTATAACCAGGAACTATTTGATGCCAATACTGTCCACCAGTTTCATCATCAGTTAAAGCTA